TGTGATACTCTTGATTCCGTTGCCGGTATCACCTTTATCACCCTGTTCGCCTTGTGCACCGGTATCTCCTTTTTCGCCCTTTTCACCTTGTTCGCCTTGTTCTCCCTGTTCGCCCTTTTCACCTTGTGCACCCGTATCACCTTTTTCGCCGAAAGTTCCTATAACACATGGTTCTGTCATGTCCACGTTCCCGTTTGTGTAGGTGATAATTTCGTAATTCCACAAGTACTTCTTCGACTCTGTTACCAACTGTGCCTCTGTCGTCCAGCCATCAGTATCCTTGGTTACACCACTGCTTTCGGCGGATGCAAGGTAATAATTTACAATTCCCTGGATTCCAATACCATTTCTCGCTTTTGTTATGGTGAATCGTTTTTTAACGGTGTATCCGTTATAAGTTACTTTGAAGTCAACATAACCCGTATCAACGCTCATAGATGAAACGGTGTAGCGGTAATCTGTTTTGCTAAATGTACCTTTTACGCCGTCACTTGCCGTAATTGAGTACGTGGCATCGTCCGTAACTTCCAGAGATCCGCTGTACACCTGTACCGTTGTTTCGCATCCAGAAAAATCTCCGCCAGATCCATCCGGTTCTACTGTGATCGTATGCGCTTCGTTCGACAAGACGACCGTTGGTGTTTGAATATCCTCCGGCGCAGGCGTCCAGTCTGTGGCTCTGTTTCCTACCTCAAACTTAATGTTTTTGATGTACAGATCCTGCACCAAATTATCGCATCTGATATAAAATTTACATTTATTATTTGGAAGATGCTCCGGCCACCGCACGACGCAGGATACGCGCGTCCAGCCATTACTGTTAGATCTGCGATAAAGCTGTGCGTTACTGTAAATCGGCTGGCACTGATGTATATTTCCGTCTTGATCCGCGTATTCTGATTCAAAATAAAAATCTGTTTTTGAATCACTACTTGGTGTATCCGTAGCAAGATCGATGTGAACGTCTGCGGACACTACAAACCTTGTACCTAACGGTTTGCTGTTGATCAGACTTTTTAACATATCGCTTTCTTGGCTGAGATAACTGTCTGCTTTTCTGGATCCGCCCAGATGGAAGCATTCAAATCCCAGATAATTAGTAAATTCAGTTACGGTATAGTTTAAATTTCCTATCCAGCTGGTGAAATTCTTGGTCAGGCTACTATTTAACAGATAATTCCTGCCGCCCACTTCTAATTCGCTGACATCTGAGAGAATCGCTACGCTCTGCCTGTCCAACCTCGTAGTGGTTCCCCCGGAAGCATATAGCGTGCATCTCACAAGTTTAACATCCGTAGACGATGGTGTATGTGTGATCTCAGATTCATCCTCAGATGAAGTATACACTTCCGTATAATTCTTTCCGTCGGTAGATTCAGCTATCACGAATCTTCCTTCATAGGTCATTCTTTCCGCCGAATCCCCATCACGGTAATATGCGTCAAATGTCAGACTTTCCGGTGTCAGCACATCATTTGCATCTTTCTGAATGACAGTATCGCTTGATTCCAGAATATAGCTCCTGCCGGCAGGTCCCGTAACGCCCGTGTCTCCATAAGCTCCGATTATCATCGGTTCTGATTCGACCACAGTTCCATCCGTGTACGTTACAACTTCATAATTCCATAAATATTTACCATCCGGAGTTACACTCTGCACGCTGGTTGTCCAACCTTCAGTATCCTTGGTTACGTCTGCGCTTTCCGAAATCGCCAGGTAATACTCTTCCACCGACAAGATGCCTTTCCCGTCATCCACACGGAATACAGTAGCCTCACAGGCGCCTCTGTACGTGTTATCACTATCAATCGCCTCGAACCGGTACACCGTTTTTTCAAGAACATCTTCCGCTTTAACTGTAATGGATACGTCACTACTGAGGAATTCTCCGTCCTTATACCAGTTAATGGTAAGTGTTTTGGTTACGTCTTCTAACCGGTAGACTTCTTCTCCAAGCGAATTTTTTACAGAAGCGGTAAGTGTCGTCGTTCCATCACTGCTTTTAAATACAACACCATTATCTGTCACAATCGAGCATACGTATGGCATAATGGATTGGATATACCATAACTGTTCGTTCAATAATTTGTTATCGATCTGACTACCCAGCTCTGTAAAATTATCAAATACTGTACTGTTTCTGGTTGGGTCGGAGAAGCTGCGGATCTGTTCAACAACACGCGCTTCCAGATAGAGTTCCGTGTAAAATTCATCGTCCGCAATATATACAGTGTCTCCTATGTTAGTGTCAAAATATCCTTCCACTTCATAGGTGATTTTTGGCTCACACCCTTTTTTCAGCTGTGCGAGCGCCTGGCCGTACAGTGTGTTCACATTACTTGTGTCATATTCCCAGTTTTGAAATATGTATCGATCTTTCTTACTACTGAATAAATTGGATGGGAACTGGTCTCTTGCAGCTACTGCATATATATTCTTATCTCCCTTTGGCGAAGAATACAGCAGTCTTCCATCGTCATCATCATATACAGCTTTATCCAGGCTGGCTATAGTCAGTCCATCCTTTCCAACTGGATAGATTGCCGTATACAATTCTGTGATGTCCGTCGTCTTCGTTATGCCTGTTACATTTTTCCCGTAACGAACAACAACGTCTTCCCGCTTTGTTCCAATCCCCTGACATTCATCATCTAAATTGTGCTCTTTGTAAACATTCAAGGTGATATTTTTTAATGAATAATCCTCATTTAACACGGACACAAATTCTGCTTCTGCGCTAAATACATTGGCCAGCGAAAAAAGCCTGGCCATGAGTGTGTCAGATCCTTCCCACTCATGTTTGATGGATTTGTCTTCCACTTCGTTAATTCCAAGTTCCAGAACACCTTCCGTGTCAAAGACCGCAAGATATTCCTTGAAAGACATTGCTTTTTCAGCGGCATATTTGTCCTCATACTCATTTAGCAACTCAAAGACTAACGAATATGCTGTCACTGTCACCGTCTCTTCTGTTGCGGCAACATTGACAATGTTGAAATAATAATCTCTATCGTTATACCGAAAAGAAAGCTTATTTCCCACCATCAACTCAGCAGCTTCCGTATGTTGCGCAGGCACTGTGAATGTGAAAGTATCCGCAGACCCCTGCAGGTACGAATGCAGTTCATCATCATAAAAATGTAACGCTTCAGGCACCGAGTTGTCCATGTGCGCTACTACACGATCGCCTTCATCAAGTATTGCAATCCTCACATTATCCATCACAAATAAGCCTCCCTTATCCTTGCTTTAATTGTCGGCGCTTTCTCGCAAAAGTCCGAATAGGTGAATCTCACCACATTTTCTCCCGGCTGTGCTTTGAAATACTGCGTTCCAAAAACCTCGTCGTCCAAGGATGCAACTCCGTTCACGTAAGCCTGCGACAGCTCGCCATTAATTGAGAGCACATCTCCTTCCTGGTACCGGTTCGGAATATCGTATATATACGACACATTGTTCTTTACAAATTTCAAAGAACCAATCCTCATGCGCATTTTGGCTGGATTGGTTTTATTCGGAACACCAAGAAATATTGATACTATCGATGCTTTGCTACTTTTCTGGGCTGGTACCTTGAAAGAAAATGTTTTTCCAAGAAATTTACACGTGAATGTTGCTCCTGCTTTTTTAATAGTAATATTCGGTCCAGATTCATTCGTCTTTGATGTTGCTGTTGGTTGCCACGTTTTTGTTTTTTTAGTTCTTAATCCAGTGCCATAGCTGTAGAAAGTCATCGTAGCATCATTGCTTTTTGCTTCCGGTTTTGAGAAACTAATTCCACATATTTTATTGAAACTATCGTCGCATACTACGATGTCGACAAACCCAGTCTGTTTGATGTTTGTAGCTTCAAACCATAACTTGAACTGTAACGTAAAGTTGGCCGCACTACTCGTCAACTGAAGAATACTGCCTGCTCCTATATAACTCTTCGTTCCAGTTCCTATGTTGTTCAAGCTGAGATATGTCTTACTATTTGCTGTGACATATCCAAATGTTCCATTCACATCTGCAGATTCGGAAGTAACCGTCAAATCACTCCCGCCGCCCGATAATGCTTCATATAAAACCTTACCTGTTTTGGCATTTTCCAGAGTTACCGATTTCAACCTTTTTTCGGTATCCGGTTCACTGGCCGAACCGAACTGCATGATGCCCTCCTCAGAGTAGATGCCGATGTATCCATTCTCGCTGTTATGCTCAATCTCGTAACTGATCGGTACCGCTTCGGTACCCTCATTGACGATGGTCGCCTCTAAGATACCATCACTGTTTTCCTCTGCAGCGAATTCCTTTTCTACCGTGGAATGCGCCAAACCGTCGGGGATGAGCCATGTAATGGTTCCCTCGCCAAAACACTCGT